GTGATGTAAGTGCAGGCTGTTTCGAGCAGGTCGTAGTCAGCACGAGGCAGGTTGTTGACGGCATCTGCAACAGTGTCGAGGAATGTAGCGGTCTGTGTCATGTCTAGAGTCCTTCACGTTCGTTAAGGTAGATGGCAATGAAGCAAGCGCCCAAGAGAGCGCCAAACGGTGTTGCAACTTGAATCATAGGGTAGAACCAGTCAGGCATTAGATGAGGTCCTTTCCAGAAGTAACGGTAAGATGTGTCTGAAGTTCATGGAAAGTGTCGTCATCGAAGCTGTCACAGAACTTGTGTGAGTCAGTCCTGAAGCCGAGAAGAATGTGATCGATGAGAACGTCGTCATCGAAGTCGTCGTCGAGAATATCGATAAGGTCAAAGTAGTTAGTCATTTCTTGAACTCCTTGTTGCCAACCTTGTTGTTGGTGAGCCCATTTAATCGTGCAAAATAGCGAAGTGGTGCTGTGTCAGGACCGAAGCCGCTGGAAGCGGGCCATTTTTTTACAGCTAGGATATCGAGAGAAGCAGAATGACAGTAAGCTGGGCCAGAAGTAGCAACAGGATAAACGGTTGGGAAAAAATGGAGTCTTGACTCAGCAATTTTGTATGATACGCGCCCGGAGTGCTTGCACGTAGGGCGTGTGTGGGCCCGAACCAGCAACGAGGGGAGTAGGGAAGCTCGGTGGTAGCCAAGCAGCGAGTGCGAGAGGGACCGGAACGGGCCCGGCCCCGAAGGGGACGAAGCTATGAGTCGCTTGTAGCTCTAGTTGGTGCTGCAGGTGACATGAAGGTTGCAGCGAGGAACCGCAGCGAGCGAGGACCGAGTGGGAAGAGTTAGTGAGGAAGCAGACTAATCCGACAAATAGCGCATCGACCCCGCAGGGGACGGTGTGCGTGAAACAAGAAGAATTCCACTAGCCTTATCAAAGACATATGCTGTGCGTTGACAAGTGTTTTAGTGTGTGTCTCTCTTTGTTTTAAGAGGTATCCGATATGAGTAACGTTGTAGCAAAGACAGTTTCAGAAGCGACACCGAGCCGTGAATTAACGGACAAGCAAGCAGGGCTTGTTGATACGTTAGTAAGTACTGGATGTACGGTGAAGGAGGCCTCCGTACAAGCGGGGTATAAGGACAGTGAAGGAGGTAGGGTCGCGGCACAGAAAACCCTGAAGTTACCGCATGTTCAAGCGTATATGCTGAAGGCAGTAGCAGAGCACCTTGGGACTAACGCTGCACGCGCTGCTGCGAGGATGGTAACGCTGGCTACGGAAGCCCGCTCAGAGTACGTTCAACTCGAAGCGTCGAAGGACATCTTGGACCGGACAGGTTTTAAGCCACCGGATAGGACGAAGGCCGAAGTACTAGGAGATATTCAGGTGAAGATCGACCTAGGTTAATTAAGGCCATTCGTAGTGAAGGGGCCCCCCAAAAAGTCGGAGACTTTTAGAGGGATGTGGTGTTGCTCCGGCATTATTTGCTCTAAGAGTTCAATGTGCGTTTCCTGATGAGGGGTAACGCAAATAAATTTTTTTAGTCAAAAAGGTCCGAGTAAGGAAACAAGGTATGCCTTATAGTCCCGAATCATATAGCCGAGCTGCACCAAAAGGTTCTGCTCCGTACAACAACCCGGCCCCTGATATGCGTGGGATGGTTGTTCGGTCGTCTGATAAGACGAGTGATCTTTTCAAGATGGATGCGGACATGATCCGCAACGCCTCTTGGTACAAGGGCTCAAAGTAGGCTGATGGCCTACAAGAAGCGCAGTAACGCTGCTGCCAAGTCGATGGCTAGTCCTGTGTACCGCAAGCGCGTAAAGCCTTCTGGCAAGCGCTACAGCCGCAAGAAGTAGGGATGCGTCCGCAAGCGCCGCACCAAAGCTAAAAAGGCTTAGCATGGAAGCAGAAGACGCACCTAAGCCTCTGGCATGGAACTTTGTGAGCGAGCTGTCTGTAGCTGACTTGCGCCGTTTGCGAGCAATAGTTCGAAAGGTTCACATGCGCTATCACCCCACCGAGCTGGTCACGGACCGTGAGGCTGACCGCATTATTGAAAGCTTTGGGCCGGAAACTGCTGCGCAGCTGATTCGCACTGGCGTTGACGGAGGCTATGTCCACTAATGGCGACAAAGAAAGACTCCCGTTTAGCTCGAGCTGGTGTAAGCGGCTACAACAAGCCCAAGCGCACCCCCAACCACCCAACAAAGTCTCATGTTGTGGTTGCCAAGGTGAACGATCAAATCAAGACCATTCGCTTTGGCGAGCAGGGCGCTAAGACTGCTGGCAAGCCTAAAGCTGGCGAGTCTGAGAAGATGAAGCAAAAACGCAAAAGCTTTAAGGCTAGGCACCGCAAGAACATTGCTAAAGGCAAGATGTCTGCGGCGTACTGGGCTGACAAGGTAAAATGGTAATGGAAGAAGAATTTACTAAAATGCTTCCCTGCAGCCTGTTTAATCGCGACTAGATGCCTTCCCTTGAGTACAAGCCTGACGGCGATGTTTTAAAAACATTTATGAAGTCGGATACCTTCTTTCGTGGTATCCGTGGCCCTGTAGGCTCTGGCAAGTCTGTGTCTTGCTGCATCGAGGTCATGCGACGAGCAATGATGCAGGAGAAGAACAAAGACGGTATGCGCCGGACACGCTGGGCCGTCATCCGCAACACAAATCCACAGTTGCGGACTACGACAATCAAGACATGGCTGGACTGGTTTCCCGAAAATATCTGGGGAAAATTTAACTGGTCTGTGCCCTACACGCATACGCTTAGGCGTGGGGAGATCGAGGCGGAGGTCATATTTCTGGCTTTGGACCGCCCCGAAGACGTGCGTAAGTTGCTCTCGCTCGAGCTGACCGGCGTGTTCATCAACGAAGCGCGTGAAGTACCCAAGTCGATTGTAGATGCCTGCACAATGCGTGTAGGCCGCTTCCCGTCTATGCGTGATGGCGGCCCCACGTGGTATGGCGTTATTGCTGACACAAACGCCCCGGAAGAGGACCACTGGTGGCCCATCATGGCAGGCGATGCCCCTATTCCTGACTACATCTCTCAGGAAGAAGCCTTGATGATGGTAAGGCCGGACAACTGGGAGTTCTACACACAGCCGTCTGGCATGGATGAAATCCGTGACAAAGAAGGCAATGTTACCGGTTACAATAAGAACTTAGACGCAGAAAACGTAAAGAACCTGCAGCCAAATTATTATTCTAACATCATCCGTGGCAAAACGCGCTCATGGATTGATGTCTACGTTATGAACCGGCTGGGCATGGTGGAAGAAGGCAAGCCCGTCTACAGTCAGTTCAACGACAAGGTTCACATAGCCAAAGAGGCTATAGAGATTCCTGAAAACGCTGAGGTACACGTTGGGCTGGACTTTGGCCTTACCCCGGCTGCTGCCTTCTGCTTGCAGTTGCCGCGTGGGCGCTGGGCCATTGTAAGGGAGTTAGTAGCCGTAGATATGGGAACAGTTCGCTTTGCAGAGCTGCTTCGCCACGAAATTGCTACAACTTTTCCGACTTGTAACGTATACGTACACGGCGACCCTGCTGGCGATATGCGCGCGCAAACCGATGAAACGACACCTTTTCAAATCTTGCGCGCTGTCGGCCTGCAGGCTCGTCCTGCGCCATCGAACGATGTTGCCTTGCGTCTTGATAGTGTGAACCAATGCCTAATGCGTATGGTTGATGGCTCTCCCGGTTTAGTTATAGACCCGACGTGTGTGAGCATTATCAAGGGATTCCAGGGGGGCTACCATTATCGAAGGCTGTCTGTGTCTGGAGACAGGTATGAGGACCGGCCATTTAAGAATAAATTTTCGCACATCCATGATGCGATTCAGTATGCTTTGTTGGGCGCAGGTGAGGGGCGGCAGCTTCTTGGCGGGGCGAAAAAAACACAGCCTTTTCAGGTCAAGCGGGACTTTGATGTTTTTACTCGTAAGCCCAAGAAACAAAAAGCACGAGCGTGGGCTAGCTTCTTGTCCCGCTAATGTGCGTTGCAGAGGCTATCTTTAACAGCATTTCTGGCAGACATGAATAAATTTAGACGCACGACAAAGGCTGACATTAATGATATTGCCAGCAATGCTCGACCAGCAGATGTCTTTGAGTGCTACTATTGTAACGGCAAACCTTTTGTTGAAACGCTAGTTGACTCAGTGCGTTATTCACGTGATGCGTTTACTTGGCTTCATAATGGGCAGCCAACCGCCATATGGGGCGTTTCCTCGTTGGGCCAGAAACGGGGTGTGCCTTGGCTCCTTGGTTCTAAGGCAATGGACTCCTTCTTGGAGCCAAGGAGCCTACGAAACAAAACTTTATTTATGAAGCACTCTCGGCATATTTTGCTCGGGTGGCAGGACATGCACGATCATCTTGAAAACTACGTTTGGCAAGATAACAAAAAATCAATTGCATGGCTTAAAAAATTAGGCTTCGACATACTGCCAGCAAGGCCTTTTGGAAAGTTTGGAGAGCCATTTCATAAATTTACATGGAGCAGTAATTAATGTGTATGTCGTCGCCGCCTACTCCCAGCGGCCCAAGCCAAGAAGAGCTGGATCGTCAAAAACAAATTCAAGAGCAACAGCTTGCTGACCTGCAGCGAAAGGAAGACGAACTCTCTGCCGCAGAAAAGCGTCGTGAGGATCGCTTGCAAGCTGGTCGCTTGGGATATGCTTCTCTGTTTACAAGCGGCGCTGGCGGTGCTGGCTTTGAAGAGAATAGTCAAGATAAACGCACAACGCTAGGATAGTTTGGTGGTTGTTGAGTCTCCCCCATACCCGACTGCAGCGGACGACCCGGTAGAGCTGTATATGCGCCGCTTTGAGCGCGCTCGTGCAATTCGTGAAAACTGGGTCCCACTGTTTGAGGACTGTTACACTTATACGCTGCCCGCGCGTGAAAGCTTTTACATGGAAACAGGGGGCAGTGATCGGACAGATCGCATTTTTGACGAAACTGCGGTTGTTGGTGTGCAAGAGTTTACTTCTCGTTTGCAATCAGGACTTGTGCCCACCTTTGCTCGTTGGGCCGACCTAAAGGCAGGCCAAGAGATTCCCGAAAATCAACGAGAAGCAGTGGATCGGCAACTGTCTTCCGTAACTGAGTATATTTTTGAAGTTCTGCAAAACAGTAACTTTAATCAGGAAGTTCACGAAAGCTTCATGGACCTTGCTGTTGGAACGGGTTGCCTTTTGGTAGAAGAGGGTGACGTAAACCATCCGATTCGATTCAATGCTGTACCGCTGCCTCACGTATACTTGGAGGCAGGTCCAAATGATGAAATAGAGGGGGTCTACCGGACGCGGCGTATGCGTCATGAAGACATCACTCGTATGTGGCCGGGAGCAGAAATTCCTGCATCTATGCAAGCGCGCATGATGACCAATCAAACGCAACACTGCGACTTGATTGAGTGCACTCTGCGAAACACAGAGCGCCCAAATGAGGTTGCATACGACTACATTGTTATTTCTAAAAATGACAAAGCGGTGATTTACAAGAGCCAGTTCAAGGGAACCGGGTCTTCACCTTGGGTGGTTTTCCGTTGGTCTAAGGCAAGCGGGGAAATTTATGGACGCGGCCCCGTGCTCAACGCACTCCCCGCAATCCGAACGACCAACCTAACAGTTGAGTTGATTCTGGAAAACGCACAGCTTGCCATCTCTGGTATCTGGCAAGTAGATGATGATGGAACAGTTAATCCCGATACAATTAACCTTGTTCCAGGAACCGTTGTTCCGCGCGCGCCGGGGTCAACCGGGCTGAGTCCGATTTCACCGCCCGGACGATTCGATGTTGCACAACTTATCCTTAATGATATGCGGTTAAACATTCGACGTGCGCTTTACAACGAAATGCTCGGTGATCCAAATAAGACACCGATGAGCGCGACTGAAGTCGCGGAACGCATGGCCGACCTGTCTAGGCAGATTGGCAGTGCGTTTGGACGGCTGCAAGCAGAGTTGGTTCAGCCTCTTTTGCAGCGCGTTATTTACATCCTCAAGAAACGTGGCCTAATTGAAGTCCCGCAAATTAATGGACGGGACATCAGGATTTCTGCTACATCACCTCTTGCTCGTTCACAGAAGCTGCAAGACGTGACAACAGTTGACCGGTTTATTGAGTTGATTGGCGCAAGATTTGGTCCGCAAGCTTTGTCTTTGACGGTAAAGCCAGAGGAAGCAGCGGCATTTATGGCGGAACGTTTAGGTGTTCCACCAGAAATCTTGCGCACAGACGTGGAGCGCAAGAACTTGATTCAGTATTTGCAGCAAGCGGCGAGCAGTGCGCAGCAACAGCAAATGCAGGTTTCGGATGCAGAACCAAGGCAGTAACAATGCGCTATCAGTTGATGGCACGGTTAGAAACAGTCAAGCAGAAAAAAATTTAAACTCTTTGTTTGCTGCGGTATTTGCTGGAGACAACGGAGAAAAAGCTTTAGCGTATATTCGTAGTATTTCAATCGACCAAGTGTCTGGCCCGGAAATAGGGCCGAATAAACTAATGCACTTGGAAGGGATGCGGTATCTGGCCGCAATTATTCAAAACCGCGTAAAGAAAGGCCGTGAGCATGAGTGATGAAACAGCGAACAGCGAAAGTGAAGGGCAAAACTTTTCCTCTGAGCCCTCTGGAGCAGAGCGCCCCGAAAATGTACCGGAAAAATTTTGGAGTTCAGAAAATGCTTCGATTGATACTGACCGGCTTTTGCAATCTTATAAAGAACTTGAAAGCTATAACGGTAAGCGCATGGAGGAGCTTCGCGCCTCTGTTGCTGAGGAATACGTGCAAACGCGCATGGCGGATCGTCCGTCCAGTATGGATGATTATGAAGTGCGTGGTGATGGTCCCGTGGCTGACGCTCTCCAGAATGTTGACGGTGACGACCCGTTGCTTGGTTGGTGGCGTGAAACGGCTTTTGAAGCGGGTCTAAGCCAACAACAGTTTGAGTCAGGGCTTAGCGCCTACATAACCCGGCGAATGGCAGAGATGCCCAATCCTGTCGAAGAAATGGCATCCTTGGGTGAAAACAGTCGTGTTCGCGTAGACGCGGTAGAGGTGTGGTCTCGCCAAAATCTACCAGCTGAGCTGTTTCCTATGGTTGCGCAGATGTGCTCTACAGCCAATGGTGTGCAGGTTATGGAGCATCTTATTAACAGGACAGCGCCAGTTAATATGGCGGCCGTAACTGGCTCTGTTGCTGAGCAGGCCCCGACTCGTCAGGATATTCGAGAGATGATGAACGACTCGCGATACTGGGATCCGAATGAAAGGGACCAGTACGTTAAGCAAGTAGAAAAGCTGGTAACCCGGGTTCGTTAGAGGTTCTCCCTGCCTTACGCACTCAATGTGCGTTGCGCGGCCCAGTGCCGCGTTCTTTTTTTAACATGGCCCCACAACGAAATCTGCTTGGCCCTCGGACAACCAAGCAGCGCGGAAATGGGATAACCGCTGACACCAACTTTTAACTGTGAGGATGAAATGGCACTCGATATTTCCGATGCCTTTATTACGCAGTTTGAGTCGGAAGTGCATGTTGCTTATCAGCGTATGGGGTCGAAACTCCGTCCGCTGGGCCGTAACATCACTGGCGTTACCGGCTCGACTGCTCGGTTCCAGAAAGTAGGCACTGGAACGGCTGTTACCAAAGCGCGCAACGCTGAAGTGGCGGCGATGAACCTGACCCACAGCTCGGTTGATGTTTCGCTGACTGACTATTATGCAGCGGACTACATTGATCGTCTGGACGAGCTGAAGACCAACATCGATGAGCGTCAGGTTGTTGCGCTCAACGCTGCTGCGGCTCTGGGTCGTAAGACCGACGAACTCATTACGGACGCGCTCGACGGAACGTCGAATACGACTGTTCATGGTTCGACGGGCATTAACACCACCAAAATCTTTGGTGTGTTTGAAAGCATGGGCGAGAACGATGTTCCCGATGACGGTCAGCGTTATTGGGTTGTCGCCCCTGACCAGTGGACGGAACTTCTGGGCATTAATGCTTTTGCTGACGCAGACTTTATTGGCTCCGACGACCTCCCATATAAGGGCGGTATGACGGCTAAGCGTTGGCTGGGCTATGTCTGGATGGTTCACTCAGGCCTGCCTGATGACGGCTCCGGCAACCGCAAGACCTTCTGCTGGCACAAGTCCGGCATTGGTATTGCTACTGGCGCTGACATCTCGACCGAGGTGAACTACGTCCCGGAAAAAGTTTCTAACCTTGTTACTTCGATGCTTTCGCAGGGAGCCGTCCTTGTTGACGACAACTCTGTGTTCGAAGTTCAGTGCAGCGAATAAGGAGGCTTACTGATGGCTCTTTCTGCAAGTGATCTGCACAAGGTTGGCGGTGGAAACAAACAGCTTTTTCTCTATGAATCTGCTGATGCGGTTGCCACTATTGCCGGCTCTGGTTACTTCAATGACGTAACCAATCAGCTTAACCAAGATGATGTTATCATTGCGGTAGGCTCTACTGGCGGTACGCGCACAGTTGACGTTCTCGTTGTTACGAGCGCCAGCGGTTCTGCGACCGTTACCACCACCAACGGCACGTAAATAGGAGAGGGAGGGGTTAGCGCCCCTCCCTTGACCCTTTGGCAGCACCAACAGCTTCTACCTCGAGTATTGATATTTGCGCCCGTGCGTTAGTTCTCGTTGGCGCAAACCCTATTACGTCTTTTGAAGACGGAACTACGGAAGCAACTATCACATCGAACCTTTACGAAGACGTTGTGAGAGCTGATCTTTCGTCTTATCGGTGGCGCTTTGCCACAAAGCAGGCAGTTCTTAATCGCTTGGCTGACGCTCCGACATCTCGTTGGGATGCCGCTTATCAGCTTCCGAGTGATGTTTTAACTGTAAATGCCGTAACGGTTGCAGAAAAAGCAATTGATTATGATATTTACGGAGATGATGTATACGCCAATGCTGGCGTAGATGAGTCACTTGTAATTGACTACGTGTATCGCCCGGACGAGTCCGAGTGGCCTCCGCATTTCGTGCTAATGGTGCAGTATCATATGGCAAGCATCCTTGCTGGCTCTTTGGCTCGTGATGGCGGGCTTGCTAAGTTGATGGCAGAACAGCATCAAGTGCAGAACATTCGTGCGAGAAGCATTGACTCTCAGCAGCAAACAACTCGTCGTTTGACGGTTAATCGTTTTCTTGAAGGTTCTGGTCGCCGCTCAACGCGTGGCTCTAGGCGCGAGAGATAATGCCGACTTATCGTGTTAATCAAACAAACTTTCAGGCAGGTGAACTAGACCCCAACTTTCATGCGCGTTCTGACTTGCAAGCGTATGATGAAGGTGGGAAACAGGTTCGCAATTTTTATTTAATGCTTACAGGCGGGGTAATGCGCCGCCCTGGCACAACTTACCTTAACGACTTAGGTGCTCAATCCAGACTGCAAGGCTTCGCTTTTTCTGGCGACCAGCGTTATGTTATTGCCTTTCAAGACAGTGAGGCAAAAGTATACAGTACAGCAGGGGTTTTGCTGACAACACTGACTGGAGCGCCGTGGGGCGTTGATGACATCTACGAGCTTAACGTTGCCTCTGCTGGCGATGTTATTATTGTTTGTCACCCTGACTACAGAACACAACAAATTACACGGACAGGTGCGTCAACCTTTACTCTTGCTGATTTTGAGTTTGACGGTGATAGCATTACTAGTGGTGTTCGCCATGTTCGCCCATTTTTTAAATATGCAGACACAAACGTAACTTTGCAGCCGTCAGGTACTGCCGGGTCTATTACCCTTACTGCAAGTGCCGACGTTTGGACATCGGATCACGTAGGTACTATCGTTGAGTTTACAGATGAAGACGACACGACGGTTCTTATTGAAATTACGGGGTACACATCTAGCACCGTTGTAAGCGGTGATATTTTGTACGGAGAGTCTGTAAAGCACACTGTTGCAGAGCCCACATGGCGGGAACAGCTTTATTCAGATGTTCGTGGGTGGCCTGCAGCGGTCACATTTCACGATAATAGACTGTGGTTTGGCGGCAATTCACAGCGTCCGGGCGGATTGATTGGCTCTGTTTCTGGGTCATTTTATAACTTTGACATCGGCACAGGCGAAGATGACGAAAGCATTGATGTCAGCATTGCTTCAAGTAGCGTTAATGAGATTCGCCATTTAGTTTCAACGCAACGGCTTGAAATCCTAACTGACACAGGCGAATTCTTTATTTCCGACAGCGACGGCAGGACAATCACTCCATCTAGTGTATCCCTCCGTCGTCAAACAACCTTTGGATGCACCAGAATTCCTCCAACTTTTTTTGAGGGCCAAACTATATTTGTCCAAAGGTCTGGTCAAAACATGCGGTCGTACGCGTTTGATTTTGTTCGCGATACTTACGCGTCTGATCTGTTGAGTCTTACGGCTTCGCATCTGTTTGATGTCCCAAAACAAATTACTGGAACCTTCGGCACGGACACTCGACCGGAACAGTTTCTTTTGTTTGTAAACTCAGATGGCACACTTGTTCACATGCACTCGATTCGTGAGCAAAAGGTGCGAGGCTTTTCGCTTTGGTCTACTCGCTCGGGCGACACGTTTGAAAGTGCCGCTGGTGTTGGTGAGGATATATTTGTTGCTGTTAAACGGACGATTGATGGGTCGACCGTTTATTGCCTTGAGAGTCTCGCAGACGACGATAGCGTTACGCTAGAC